GATGTCCATCGCGGTAGCGCCACTGTTCAAGATCGTGCAAGTTTTGCCGAGAGCCGCTACAGGCAGTTTCACCGAGTCGCCAATGGTCGTGCAGGTTGTAATTTCGTTGAACTCGCCGGTAAGCGCGGTGGCATTAGCCTGGCCGCCGGTGGCGAACGCGGTGATCGTGGTCACACCGAAATAGGTGTTGATGGCAGTGAACACAGTTCCCGCAGCGGTGGGAACCGTCACGTCGATGATGTCTGCCATCGCGCCAAGAATCTTCTTCATCAGAATATCGATGTTTGCTGCGGTGAAAAATGTGCGATCCATTGCCATGATGTTCTCCTAAAGTTATCTGCGAGTGTTCTGTTTGTCTTCGCTCGCGGCGTATTTTGCGAACGCGCCGTCAAAGTCATCGTCGCTATCACCAGACTCCTGCTCAGTACGTCCGGTTTTAACCACGGCAAGCTTCGCGGCTGCTTTGGTTGCTGCTGCGGGCAGAGCCGGAGCCGCTGGCTTGGCGGGCGCTGCTGAGGTTGTAGAGGTGGCAGCACCAGCAGCGGGGGACGCTGAGGGAGTAGGTGCTGCCGGGGAAGCGTAATTGGTTTCTTTCTTGAAGCGGTTAAGCAAGTCAGCCACTTCTTCCGGACTGCCGCCGTCAGTGACTTGTTTGTACGCGGCCTTGATGTAGGCAGGCTGGCTATCAACCCATGCCAAGGCTTTATCGCGAACGTCGTCGTAGTCCGGGACCAGCTTGGTGATCTCGGAATACTGGGTGCGCGGGGCTTGGGTCGAGACGAAATCTTGCAGCGGCGCCAACTCGGCACGCACTTGCTGGAAGATGTACCCAACCAGATCCTTGTACTCGGCACGGCGCGTCAGCGCCTCAGCCTTGGACACGTCCGGCCAGTCTTCCTGGTATCTGGTCAGTACCGCCTGCTCGTCCGCTGTGTAGAGTGGCATTTCTTCCACCACCTTGGCGGGGGCTGCTCTTGCAGCCTCGGCAGCGGCCTCGCGCGCAGCACGTTCAGCGGCTAGGTTACTCTTGAGCTGGTCAATCTCTGACTGCCAATCCGGAGCACCGGCAGCTTTTGCAGCGGCTTCCTCAGCGGCGATTTCTTCGGGTGTTTTGACAGCCGGTGCGGCTACAACCTTGGCGGCTTCAGCAGCGGCTATTTCTTCAGGTGTCTTGACAGCCGGAGTAGCAGCGGCAGCTTCAGCAGCGAGTTCTTCTGGTGTCTTTACGACGGGGGCAGCAGCCCCTTCTTCGGGAGAGAATTCGGCGAACGCGGCGGTAAAATCAGCGTCTTCTTGTTCCGGCGTTTGTGTAATTGGTTCCATGAGTTAGCCTTATATCAATAGGTTATGTAACGGTCAAGAGGGTAAAACATCTTTCTCTTCGATCAGGCTCAAGAGCTTGTCAGTGGCGTTCACCAGCGCACGCTGCTCAACCATCTCACTGGGCAGGCATTGCAGCAGCGTTTTCAGCTGGCGCAGGCGCTGGTCCTCCAAGAGTTTCTTGAGCGCCTTCAAGCCCGGCTCCGTCCGGTTGTTGTATACCACTTCCCGGAGCCTGCGCTCCTCCGCCTTGCGGTCCACTTGTTCCATCATTGCCTCCTGGTTGTGTTGCGGCTATCGCCCTCAGCGCCGATTCAATCGGCAGACCTTTTTCCATCGCGTCCAATATCACCTTGGCCACCGTCGCGTCTGCCGCCGACGAATTCTTGCTGCCCTGTGTCACGGCTTTCAGAGACTCCGCCAATTGCAAGCGGATAGCCGCTTCACGTTCTTTCTGGACCATCGCCTGTTCAGCCTGCTGCTGTTGACTGCGCGAGGCATCCACGGCGTCACACTCGGAGTCGTTCATCACCACGTCATCCACGATCAGATCCCGCACACGGGCGCGGGCACGCACCAACTCACGGAATTTGACGTATGGTTTCTCATCCTCGTGCAGCGTATTTACAAAATTATCCAGCTGGATGCCTAGCACTTCCTTGGCGATTAGGCTGGTAGCCCCGCGCGCCAGTGGCTTGAAGTCACCGCTGATCTCTGGGTTCGGATTGAAATTCTTGTTGAACACGATGAGCGACCCGATCACCGACTCGGTAAACCTGTCGAAGTTGCGCACCACATCCTTGAACGGTAGCGCCGCGTTGCCCTGTATCATCGATGCGCCGGCAGCAGTGCGGAACGGCTCAGACGGCCCCCGCTGCATATCCCCGCCGGTGGATGGGTTTACGAATGTTTCCTGATCGGCGAACCCTTGAAACATGTCCACCATGCCTTTCAGCTCGGTGACGTGCATCGGTAATTCAATAACCTTCAGCGCCGGTATCTGCGCCGACGCGATGCTCTCATCCTCGCGGTAGATAATCTTGTCCGGGGTGATCGAAGTCGTGTCCTGATTCGGACTCAGCACGGACGTATTCAACTCAAACACGCGCTGGATTGCCCCGTTGTCGATCATCATCCGCACCGATGCGGCCAGGTTCATCTGGCTGTCACGCATGATATTGGGCAAACCCTGGCCGACGATTGTGGACTCGTCCTCCTCGAACACGAACTGGTGATACACAGGCATCTCACCATCGGTCTCTAACTCGCTCCACGGATCTAAGTCAGCCTTGATCACGATACCGCTCAGGTCGAACCACACACTCGCGCGTAGGTCTTGGTCCATCTTGGCTTCAGGTACATCCACCCCGGCCAGCGACAAGTCGCGACCAGACACATACCCCTCCCATGACATCACCTCGAACTTGTTGCGCTCGATGTCTGTAACTTGTTCCTGTATGCCCATGGTGCGCAGCTCGGTCTCGAACGCCTTACGCACGTAGTTGCCGTTGGGGTTGGTCTGGATGATCTGATCGATCTGCGACGGGAAATAATCCAACCGCTGCTTCAACATCATAAAGTGGTGTTTGGACATCACATGGCGCTCGAACTGCCCTTCCATCTGGTGCAGGTAGCGCGCGGACATGTCAGGGTAATAGTCCCATATCGGAACGAAATCGAAGCGGGGTCGGTATGCTGTAAACGGCACCGCCATGTAGCGACCGCTGATATCTTTCTGCCACTTGCGCTGGGTTTGTTTCTCGGTGAACGGCCCCTTGAGCACGCCCATCCCATACTTGATACCGCTCTGCAATACCTTGCGACACAACTGGGTGAAGCTCACGGACCGGCTACCGCCCAATTCCTGCAACTGGTCTTCCACTTCCAACTCCAGCCGCGCGGCGCGGATCTTGGCGAAGTCCCGTACCGCCTGTTCAATCGCTTCATCTGGCAAGTCCCCGCCTTGGGCAGCGTCCAGAAGTTTATCCAGCACGCTCTGCAAGTCTTCCTGATTCAAGTCAGGCACCGCAGTCGGTTCGATTCCCCAGCACTTGTCATCGGCCTGGAACAGCAAGTTCATCAGGCGGGACAGCATGGACACAACTTTTACCCGTGTAAGTTTCGGGTACGCTCTGGAGCGGTTCGGGTCGAGTATCTTCTCCACTTCCTGATCATACTGGCCGAGGTACTGACGCTCGTTGCGTGCCCACTTGAGTTCAGCTAATTTGCGATCCGCCTCGTAACGCTTGAACTTGGAGAGAAGCTGGGTGCCCAGTCCTTTGAGCGCTTCAGGGTTTACCTGTCGCTGATCGATCATCGCCTTGGCTTCTACCATCGCATTACCGGCTATCTGGTCCATTTCTTATCCTTGCTTTGATTGGATGCTGCCTTGGTTCTGGCCATTATCTAGTACCAAAATTATAAATCGACCACATCACCACCAGCCCGACCATCGCCAGGATAGCTATTACCTTGATGGCTTTATCTGCGTTGTGCATTGGTTAATACGTACTATTGAATCCAGCTAGCGAAACATACTGCAAGGCATAAATAGTGGCATCACTGTTCAGAGTCGCCAAGGTATTCATTGCGCTCGTAATATCATTCTGAAATGTATTGCTGGTGGTGTTATTTGACATCTTGGTTGTTGGCGCTGTTAGCATATCACCATACCAGTCGATAGCTCCACCATACCCAAATATGCGCCCAAGAAGCACAGGTGTTCCGTTGATACCACAGAACACAGGGCTACCACTATCGCCACTCGTTCCTATTACTTTATATGTTGGGTCTGTTTTGCAGAACGGAGCCTCTAGTGCATCTACTGGCGGATTCACCAACCCACTGAACGTATTGAACCCTAACCCTGTGGCACTTACTGGTTCTATCCAGTTCCCACTTCCATTGTACGTATTTGACAGCTTGCAGAAGCAGGGCATACCACTTAAGGGGTAGTTTGTTGTGTGAGGCGGCAGGTATTTTGCCCAAGTCACAGGCAGGAAGCTAGCCAGTGTTCCAGCATAAGGTGTTGCTGAGTATCCTATAACTACGTCTCTCCCAACAAAACAGGTTGTTCCACTCACAGGATTTTGTCCGTGGTATGCGCCGATACCACTTATCCAATGGTGAGGTGATATCCAAGCTTGCGCTTGCTGATTCGTATTATTGTTGGCGACTATAGTTGCATCAAATGGTGTCCACCCACTTACGGTCAGTCCGGTGAGTAAAGTCGCAGTCTGTGCTGCATAACTGGTGTACTGTTGATTAATGGCGTTGCTTCCTGGATTGCTTCCAAGAGCATTAACAGCAGTCAACAGCGAGTGCATCTGATCGTACAGGTACTTTATAAGACTACCGGTGTCATAAGAACTTATACCTATTACCGCGCTACTGGATAACGATGCCATTATCTGTTGGTAGTTTTGCGACCCCACTGATGGTAACGATGCGGTGATGTCGGCTGTTCCAGGTGTCAGCAAAGTTGCACTACCATCTGCAGCTAAACTAATCACGCTCGGGCTATTATTCGTTAGCGTCACGCCTATCTGCGTGGTATTGGCCTTAAAGTTGTTGGCGATGATTGCTCCAGCGGCAACGGTATAGACAATATCTTTATCTGAATACGTTCCTCCAGAACCACCTACCACGTTGGGGTTCTGAACGATGTTCATCAGGATGTTCTTACCCGCGGGGGTTCCGCTGATGAAGTGCACGTTGTCAGGATTGATTATCATTATATACCCACGAAGCTGTAGTGAACATTTGCGACGGCTGACAACGCGTGTACCCCCGTAACCGCCGTATTTCCAATGGTGAGAGACAGTATTGGGAAGGAGGCATTGGTATTATCAACCCCGAACACAATACCCGTTGCGGGGGTGAAGTATGTAGCGGTGATGTTGTTCACATCAGTCCCAACTGTCGCACCGCTGGCTGCTGAGAGCATCGTTAGAGCGCCTGCCGCACTGACTGAGTACATCACCTGCCGCTGGCCAACAAATACCGTCGCACCAACCGCAGTGGTGTCTCTCACGGCTATGTCGAAGGTAGCAATAAGGATGCCCTTAACTGGTGCGATTAATGCAAGTTGATTGCTCGTTCCGTTCAGCGGAGCCGGCCATGCGGCACTGTTTACTGGCAGTCCGTTTGTCGCGTCCAATGCGATAGGTGCTGACACTGCCTGCGCTGTGAACGTAGAGTAGTGGTCGTGAAAATATCCATCTAGGTAAACGTTCCAACCAATCGCGGCACCCTGCGTTGGAGCGGGAACTAAGATGGATTTGTTAGTCGTAGTGGTCGTGACGTATTGCACTGCCGATATTGCAGACTCACCAAATACGTTAGTCAGTGTCACCTGAATAGTGTGCGATCCGACATTCAGTGTACCGCCAGCCGCAGCATATGCTGTAGTGATGGCAGGAGTCGCCAGTGGTGCGATTGCGGCGGAACCATCGAAGGTAAGCTTATATGTATTACCCGCTGCGGTCGTGGTGATACCTCTAATTGAATTACTGCCGACAGTGTTAACTGTTATGTTACTACCATTGCCATATACAAAATCGCCGTTGAATATCTCGCCATTGACGTTGTTATTACCAATGACGAATCCGTTACTGGTTATCGCCAAACTTAAATTACCGATGACGCCAGCACCCACAGCAAATGCTCCATTACCATTACCGATATTTAAAGTGCTAATCAGGTTTGCCGTGTTTGCTGATGCGGGGGCTGAAAATATTCCGATTGAGGCTGTTCCCAGACTGTACGCTAAAGTTGGTACGCTATTTAATTGCACAGTAGACCCATTTGAAATAGGAGCCGCCAATCCCATCTGCGCCATCGCAGTACCTGAATAGAACGTCTTGGCGTGAGTTACGCCAGTGCCCATCATCACCAGTTGTCCAGTACCTAACTGCGCGCCGATGGTCACTGTATCACTGGCATAAGCAAGCTCACTTGCACCCCCCGTTACACCCGCAAGATTCGCCGCTGTGTCGGTGCGGAGGTTGACGTTGGCGGACAAATTACCCGAAGCGTCTTTACCGACAAATCCGTAAACAGCTTTGAGTATGACTGACAGATATGGTATATTCATTATTGTCGCACCCACTGCCCGACGGTGACGAGTGTTCCCACAGTCACTACGTTTTGCTCGTAAGTAGCGCCATTGTAGACAACAGTGCAAGTGGTTGTGCCTGCGACATGGGTGTCTACAGTCATTTGCAGATCATCCAGCGGAAGCAACACCCCGTCAGTAGCCGTGGTTGTAGTATTTGACATAGCCGTCTCCTGTTAAATTTATCCAAACGCACCCTAACACCCTGTTTCGTCAGTGTCAATCAGCGCATGTTATATGTATTGACCGCACGTGGCAATAGGGCGTTTGACTGCGCCCGGCGCGATGCCTTGGCGTGGCCGCCTTGGAAAAACTGTGAAATGTACGTCAGCGCGTCACCAGGATGCGACGAATCATTCTTCTCTGGCGTCTCTTTCTCGCTGCCGCCCTTCGTCTTTTCGTAGCGCCATCCTGATGCCAGAGCCTTGATGATATGCCGGCAGCGTGGGTCGATCTGCAACGCCGCGCCCTTCTCTGTCAACCGGGTGGTGAAGTGTTCGATAGCGGCCAGGCGTGGTGCGATGAAGTTCGTCGGCCCGACTTTCACCGACCAGTATTTCTTGAACTTCTGCTGGCGCAGGATATCCAGCACCGACGTTTCATTTGTTTGCGCGCGACTCTGGCACGCCGGGTCCGGGGCGATAATCACCTCGTAGCCCCGGTACTTCTGGTTCAGCAGTGGAATGAGCTTGTCGTTGCACATGCGCTCGGTGCCATACCCGGACAAGATGATCTCGTCCAGTATCAGCAGTCTGCCGAAGCTATCGCTCTGTCCAAAGAGCAGCGCGGTGCCGGTAAGCCCAGGATCGTAGCCGATCACCAGCGGTGTATATGGGTTGGGAATCAATGCAGTTTTGGATACGTGCAGGTCTCGGTTGAATGTCGGGACCACCGGCTTGCCGGCGATTGAATAACCCCACTCAGCCTCAATGAACTGCTTTTTCCACGCGTCTGATTTGCCTTGCGCCAGATTTTCATAGTAGCCGGACGGCAAGTTCTCCAAGTTTTCGGCGTCGGGTGATAGCCCACTTGGCTGATGGAAGTATGTCACGTTATCAGGCTTGTTCTCGATCAGGAAGTTGTACCAGTCGGTCTCGGTCTCGCCAGGGTTCGATGCGCCCCACATTCCAAAATTGGTCGCGCCACCTTCGATCTTTGGCGGGTAGCGTCCGCAACGTCCGGACAGACCTTCGCGGATAGCTGTGGCTATTTGGACGAACTCATCCAAAACTACGAAGGTAACTTCGAGCGAGAGCACTTTGCTCACGTCCTCCACTGTGTCCAGCGCGCGGAACAATACTTCACACTCCACGTCGCCGAAGCGCAGCATAAACGTTCGCTGTGTAGCCTTCCACTCACCTGCCACACCGTCCTTGAACCAGATGTTCCACGACTTCAACGTAGTGTCTGAAAGTTGAGGTGCGGTATTACGCACCACTACACACCGTGAACGGCGAACTCCATCTATCAGACTGGGTGCCTGCAGCGATGCCATGTATGGAATCTTCATAAGACCGCCAGTCGTTTTCGCCGAGCCAAACGGACCCACAATGAACGAATAGAAAAGCTGTCCTGGTATGAAGTCTTGTATGAACTGCCCGACAATCGGAGCCGGCGTGTAATCAATGCCGGCCATTTGCAAAGTCCACTGCGCATTCCACAGATAACATCAACGCTTTTTGATCGGAGTAGTCTGCCATGAATGACACCGCGTATGTACGGGTGTGGATTCCATCTTTCACAAACTCCAATGCTTCAAGTTCGGAGTTGCTTACACACCAAGGCGTATCTACACCCCTGTCTGCTATCCACACTGTTTTCAGATATGATTTATTGGCCATCACATCTCTTTCAACAGGTCGAACTTCGCCTGCTCCAGCGCATACACCGCGTCGGATACCTTTATCTTGCTATCCATGGCTACCTGCCTGAACCCCTCGCTATCGGCGTATATCACGATCACATCGACTATATTTTCGGGGCGCAGCGCAGCATATTGCGCCAACTCTGCCAGCTTCTCCGCCGGTGTTGAGTTCATTCGCCACAGTGGGAACATCGCTACGTCAGACATCTCTGACCAATCTCGGCTCAGGCTTCGCACCGTTGAAGTTGATCGATATGCTGAACCCACTTCCCGGCAGCGCAGCATCTGCGCTCTGCTTCGGCTCGTATCCAGCCCACTTGACCGTGTGCTTAATCAGGTCGGATTTGACCGCTGGCGGGGTTAAAACATCGTGAATCAGCTTCCAGCTGGTCTGCAGCAGCGCTTCAGCCTGCAGTTTGGCCTTCGTTTTGAACCCAGCACCATCTTCCTTGAGCTGGTCGACCACCCTGGCCAAGTCCTGCACGAACGCCGGGTCGTTGCGGATCACTTCCCACTCTTCTTCGCCGATGTTGTATGAGTCGAGGATTTCGTTCAGCGGGTTCGAGCGCAGTGCCAGCTCCACCAGCAGCGTCGGCGGGTAGCCAAGTAGCGAAGGGTCGGTAGGGTTGACCGGGGTGATCACGCGCACAGGCTCGCGGCTGGATGCGATATCCGGCAAGTTCGGCGGATAGTCGTCCTCGGTGAAGTCCAGTTCTGAGAGATCAGAGATCATTCAGTTCCTTCTCCAGTTTGCGCCGCTGCAGCATGCGGTACTTGCGCTTGTCTTCCCTAACTTGTTCCGGATGCTGGTGTTTCCAACGACGTTGGCGTGAGGCGTTGCACTTGCGGCAATACGGGCACAGCTTGTCAGAACGCTTCTTGTCCTCGCCAAATTCCGAGCGCCCGGCGATATGCGGGGGTTGTGTGTCCCCGTCTCCACCACAGCGTTTGACAAGCGTGACCATTATTTCCCAAGCACCGTTATCGCTGGGGACTCTTCGAGTATGGCTACGAGCGTCAGCTCCACGTCTCCGCGAATCCACTCGATCGCCTCCCACACTTCCTCGATATGCCCCGCCGCGTACCTGATCACCATGCGCTGTATCTCGGTAGACCTCTTACCTGGTTCGGCGACTGTCTCACCATCGCGCTCGTACACTACCTGATACACCTTCATCTCAAGCTCCTTTGAGATAGTCCACCACGATACCAGCCTGAGCACGCAGGGCTTTGTTTTCGGGTGCCGATGGTTGGGTTATCAGCCATGCCAGGATGGACTCGGCTTCGGCGAGGGGGGCTTTGGGTTCGATGGCGGCGGGATCGTCGGGGCGTTCGGAGTCCATTTCCACCAGTACTGCTTTTTCCGTATCCGTGCTTGCTGTGAACTTCTGTTTGATCTTCTCGAACATGCTTTTCTCCTTATTTGAAATTGGCCAAACGGCTGCGCAGTTCATAGCCCATGAGAGGCCACATCTGATCCACTGCTGCTTTTCGGGCGATCTTACCACCGAGTTCGGCGTCGAAGTTCTCCGGGCTGGCGCATGCGCTGGTTCCTACCACGGTGAATCCGTTCTTCAACACCAGAACGCAGATGGTCAGAAGGTGCAGTGGCGATTCTGGAGGTACATTCTCAGGCCACGTCTCGCCCTCACGCACGCCCTCTGCTGCAGTGAAGTAGTGCTCGCTGGCAATGTTTGTCTCGATGCCAGCTAGTGTAACACGAGGTGCGGTCAGCCCCTTGGCTTGGATTTCTTGCTCGGTTGCAGCGTCTGTCATGCTTTTCTCCTCGTTGGTGGGGTAAAATAATTGTGACTTTTACAGGGAAATTTTTGGGGTGTCAAGGGGATTGTATCTGGGGTAAAATTCTATAACGAACTTTTTGTGTTGTAGGGGGTAAAACAGGGGTGGGGGAGGCTGTGGTAAATGGGGTGTGGTAGAAAAGTCGCACCCCCCTCGTTTCGTAAAACCCCCTCCTACCCCTTTGCGCTTCTGAAAAAAGAATGCTTATCTGCAAACGATAGACGCAAAAAAGCCCGCCGGTTAGGGCGGGCTTGCAAGGGTGAAACTGTTTGTAGATCAAAAAAGAATGCTTATCTGCAAACGATAGGCGCAAAAAAGCCCGCCGGTTAGGGCGGGCTTGCAAGGGTGAGACTTGTTTAGGCAGCTTTAGCCTTCAAGCCTTCTAGCACTTCTTCTATTTCACCTATTAATTCTGCATCCGTGCCAGCAGATAAGAACGTCTGGGATACAAAGGCCAGAATGCGACAAGCGGCATTAAGCGCTTCAATACGGGTAGCAGGTATTTGGACATCCTCTGCCTTAGCCGGTGCGCTTGATGGTACCTTGGTAGCCCTTGGTTCAATCTTCGCAACGCCCTGGCTCGCGTGCTTTTCGGTCTTCATTGCGGCTAGCGCGGCCTTCAAGGTTTTAACGCTTGTCGCGGCATCCAGCGCCGTGTAGACCACGTCAAGCCCTTGAGCACCTTCCGCGCCCTTGTCCCTTGTTGCTGCCTTGCCGTATGCAATGTGTCGAGCATTATTGACTACACCCACAAGCTGTATACCTACTGCTGGTAAATTGCGTGCCTTCAATGCTTGATGTAGATCTATAACAATCGCTGCCCATTGTCCCACGTCTGCCATGAGAGGAAGGGCAAGGCGCAGCATTTCCTTGAATGCCGGATACCGCTTGCCATCCGCTTTGTTGCTGGCTTCCTCTGTTTTACCGATTGTGACAATCGCGGCGTGCACCTGTGCATTGCATGTTTGGACAACAGGCTTTTCTGCTTTAACTACCTGCGCCTTGCTTTGCGCGGCTTGCATAAGCAAGTCTTTCAATTCTGCCTTGTTTGTTGCGCTGAATACTGTTTTGGATACTTTGGCCATGATATGTACTCCTTTGTTTAGTGTGTCTCGATGAACGCCCGCCCATCGAGTGACTGCATTATGCCTGAACGTAAGATGATTGTCAAATATATTTTGGAGAAATAGACCTAGGTCTAAAACTGCACGCTGCCCTGGTATCTTACTGCACACTTCTCTGGAATACGATATTCCTATAAGAACTAATCACCACGTCGAGTATTTTACCCCTTTTCCCAGACCCTAGCTAACTTATTGGGCCATATGGCACTATAGATATTGATAGTACTCTATGTTCAGCACCCGCGATATATAAAACCCATTTGCGCTCAATAAGATATATCTATATAAGATATTGCTTCTATTTGACGCGCCAAAAAGTAAGCCAGTGGAACGAAAGAAAAAACCCTTTATTTATATATATATAGTAATACATGTATTTAATTATGTATAAATAGTGCGTTTTTAAAGGACAGTCTCCTTAGTAAATTTGTATCTGGTGTAAATTCACGCCATATACCCTAGGCGTATTTGCAATGTCCTTTAAAAAATTGAATAGTTGAATACTTGCCACCCTATTCCATCCTATCTTACTAATTCCAAACACAAAAACCCAATACACAAAATGAACATTTTACTAGAAAACTGAATACGCAAATCGCATTTCGACTATTCAATAATGTCAAGGTGCATTAGTCAACTACTAGCTATCTTATTGAGCCGATTGACTATTCACTTTTAGACATGGGTCTAGACCTGCAAAACAACACCCACAAGATAAACACAAAACTAACCGAGAAATGTGTTGACATTCACACAACTAACACACATAATGCACACAGCTTCAACTCACTAACCAAGGAGATAATAATGAAAGAAGAAACCGTATCTGTTAAAGTATCCCTAAATCAATCCTCGATAGATCATCTAAAGCGGCTTGGGTTTGGCAGTCTGCAAACTGGTATATATCAAGCTCTGAGAGAGCTTGATCGGCTTAAGGGCGTGGACACGAAACGGGAAGACGCTGTGGAGAACGCTCTTGCGTGGCGCACCAGCGCGCAGGAGATGAGTGCGGCTATACTGTCTGTAACAGAAACTGCGGAGGCGTGCCATGGATGAAAAAACAAAGGTGTTCCAGTTCTCTATCCAGCCATCTCTGGTAGATCGGGTGAAAGGTATGGGTAATGGCAAATTCCCTGCTGGGCTCTACTTCCTTTTGCGTGAGTATGACCGGCTTCAAGGCACTATTGAGAAGCACGACGACCAGATCGCTAACAAGGGCGTGCGCAAATCCGAGTTCAAGGAGGACCCGCGCCTGCCGCGATTACCTGGCGAACACCAAGCCAAATACAATGCCCGCCTGACCGTGTTCATAGCCAACTTGCCAGAGACCAGAGCGGCGGCTGTCAAACGCAACATACTCCGGCATTTCAGCACACCTGATTATCACGTTAGATCGAACTGGGAGTTGCGCGACAATGGAGAGCCTAAAGGCCTGCCTGAGTGGATAAAATATGAGGAATACCCGACCGGATTGGGTATGGAATCGGACACGTCCATATTCGACTATATTACTGAGGATGAGCGCGACCAGTGGCTTGCCGAGGGCAAAGCAAAACACGTCGAAGCGTTTGAGGCTAACAAAAAGAGAATGGCCGAGCTGATGGCCGCACCAAGCAAACCCCGAGTCCAAACCAAACAACTCACACCCGAGGCACTGCTGGGCTATGGCTTCAAGCGCACACCGCTTGACATGAGTGACGAGGCTATCGAAGCCATAAACGCGGAATGGGCGCCGGGCGGTGAGCACTATGGAGACGACCCGATACGAGAAATGGAAAAATAAGTTCTTGACTCAATCGTACAATAGTACTATAATATGTTTAACGCTGGAGAAGGACTTAACCGGACTGGCGGATTTGGACAACGTGCTCATTACTTCGCACCATGTCCTTTTGGACCCAGGTCTAAAACTACACAGAGGAGAACGACATGCCCAACACAATAACCATCCTGAACCGTGGCGCGTGCCCTGATAATGATGCAGAGCGTTTGCTTGAGTTCACAGCTAGTTGCGCACTGCGCCACATACACCAAGATGGTAGTAGTGCAACCATCTACTGCACAGACCGTGTGCCAGAAGGAAAGAGTGACGCGGGTTGGCTGGAGTTTGTCCTGCACGTCTCGTATGCCACTGGCGGCGAGATGTTCATCGGCTGCATTCAGCGCAAGCTGGGTGCTGAGTTCGAGGCTCACTC